CGTTGTACTAATTACTCGTAATCTTCTGGGTCATAATCATATTCCCTTGCCACCGTATCCCAATCACACCCAGTAGCTTCCATTAAAGCCTCAATCCATTCAAACATTTTCTTAACCCTCCTTAATGTTATTATTCCCTACAACTATAATACCATAAATACGGGTGAATGTCAATAACTATTTTATCGTTTGTGGTAATCAGTAAAGCTTTCAGCGTACCGTTCGCGTCCGTCTGCATACTCAGTTTTGCCTACCCGGTCATAACTTTCATATTCCGTATAACCTGAACCGCGCTCAATCGCTCTTTCCTTAACTTCCTCCACTAACCTATAGTTTTCGTCCATGTTAAATCCTCCTTTACCATAATGCTACTTTAGTGACAGGCCATTTTGTTAAATCAAAATTGGTGGGAACCTTACCAAAATTACTTAAATTCAGCGTTGCGCCATCTTCCGAGTTAGTAACGGTAGCAGTGAACTGAACATAAACAGGTGTGGTTCCGTCTAACCCGTACAACAAACATCTTGTTCCCGCTGTAAGGTCAAATGTATAAGTATTACCATTAACAACCATGCTTAACATCTGTCCTAAGAAGTTCTTTGCATTAAACTTTTGCGGCGTCCAGTTGCCAAGGTTAACATTCGTAAGCGTTTTAGTCTTTCGCCCATAAGCAGAGCCGAAACGGGTATACAGATAATTTCCGTATTGTTCCATGTTGTATTGATTGCTTATAGCGTCCGCTGTGAAGTCGATAGTATAACCGCCGAACGTTGCTGGTTCAGACCATAAGCCATAAATAGGAATTTCACAGTTAATAATTCGACTTCCTGTGAATCGTCCTTGGCTCATGTAACCCTGATAACAACCGTTAACGCCTTCTTTATTTTCGCCGTCAATAGTGCCAGTGTTAGTAATAAACCGCGCCCATCTCCAAAGTGCTAAACACGTAGGACGCGCCACGTTAACATAAGCTTGAACCTTGTCAGCACAACCCGCCTTAATAACAAGACCAATATTAGTGCTAACAGTAGAATAGTCAACCACCATTCCTTGAATAGTCATGTTGTTAAGGAAAATAACCTGATTACTCCTAGCTACAACCCATTCATCAAATACATTCCCGCCGCCATCAATCGTAACCAACGAACCAACAAACAGACTTGACATTCTGATAGCGTATTCAATAGAATCATACGCGTTAGCAACACCATAGCCGTTCTGGAATCTTTGATAAGTTGGACGAACCGATAAAGCGGGCATAATCGCCGTTGTTCTGATATTCCAGTTAATCGGCTGTCCCTTAACAATACTCTTGTTTAAGGAAGTTACCACGTGCCGCCTGAAAATACCCTGGGCGGTTCGTCTGTACGCAATGTCAGCAAATAACATAGTGCCATCACTTAACTCCATGATAGATTCCAACTCAATCCAAGACGTTGCATAATCAGCAGAAAATTGGTCTGTCTTGTACGTTGCCAGCACATTCCCAGTAAGGTCGGCACATACAATCATGTTAAATCCATTACTATACCATACGTTAAGATTCTTGTCTACATAACTAATCCAAGTAGTGCTAAAGGTAGAAGTAAATAATTTCTGCACGTTCGTGCCGTCAAGGTCACAAACATAGAAGTTTACAAACGTTGCCCTATCAGCAAAGTATAACTTGCCGTTCTGATAGTTAGCAAAGCTAATGCTATCAACTCCCGCGATTGTGATAGTTCTACTTATTGTTAATGTATCTGCATTAAAGATAATTAACTGATTAGACGCACCAGTGTTTTTATCCTCATAATAACGGACGGTGTAAATCTCATTAGTTTCAGGAACATAAGTCAAAGCATTCCCATGATAAGCATTCTGTACGGTAACATTCAAAAGAATATTTCCCGTTGCAATATCGACTTTTTGTAATACCGCCGTATTAGTTGTGTTGCTGTTATCACTGTAGAAACACACCATTGTGTTATCATCAATTAAGCACGTTCCCTGGGGATAATATTCAGGTTCCACACAATACGGTGTGAAGAAGTATGCAAAGTATGGAAGGTTTTTCACCTTGTTAATATCACTTTCAATATTTCCGTCACCGGGTACTAACAGAAAAGTATCTCTGTCCGCGTCCTTTATCGGCAATCCCTTAAAGTAGCGGTTAACAACCGTTTCATTTTTAGGGTATTCCAACGGTTGTGTGGGATTCAATACCAGTTCATCAGAAACAATGCTTTTCTTTCCCGTTACCGTTTCCGAACTTGCACCGCCTACGGTTTCGGTAACATTACCAGTCACGCCAGAAACTTTCGCTCCCTTAATATTCTCGGTATAATCTCCTCCCACATCACGCGTATAATTACCCGTTGCGGTTTCGGTAATGTCATACGCTTGCGTGCTCTTATCACCCGCGTAAGTTTCAATCAGGTTGGCGGCGTTTGTTTTCTTATCACCCGCGTAAGTTTCAATCAGGGTGGCGGCGTTTGTTTTCTTATCGCCTGAAATAGTTTCGGTTTTTTCGCCTGTGATGTTTTCACCTTTATTTCCGGTTATGGTTTCGGTAACATTGCCGCCCACTGTGGTTTCCCTATCACCTGTTATCTGCTCAATAAGTTTCTGTGCAATAGCAATAGAATAATTTCCACCGATAGTTTTATCGACATTACCGCTTACTGTCTGTTTAACCGATTTACCATTAACAACAATGTTGTTACCCGCTCCCGTATCATTGTAGGGTGTAACGGCGTTATCAATATTAGCGTTAACAGTATTGTTACTACCTGTCATAATCATTCCTACCGGAACGGTTGCCTTACTGATAAAATCGTAAACACCGTTGCTTGTTTCAATCTGAATAGCACAAGCGCCACGAACCTGTGATACCTGATTAAACAGCATTGATTTAGCTTGAACGTCAATATTGCCACTGATTGTAGCCGCGTTAATGACGCAATCGTTAAACACGATATTATCAATCTGTAAATGTCCACCATTACCAGCGATTACAAGGTGGCGGCTTGCGTCTGAAAAGATAAGATTAACCAGCAACATATTATTGACTGTAGCGTTAATCAAATCAATGTCATTAACCTGAAAACCGTCATTACCATCTAAAGTTAAGTTAGCAAAGCTTACGTTTTCAACGTTGCCACTAAACAGTGGCGCACTTGCTCCACCTTTACAGATGATAGAAGTTGAATAGCGGTCAAAGCCATAAAGACCTACGTTAGATTTAAGTGTGATTGGGCTTGTCAAATACTTTCCATATGGAAAATAAACTGCACCGTACCCATTCTGCGCCGCGTAATCAATACAGCCCTGAATAGCCGCGCTATCGTCAGCCGTTCCATCACCGACAGCGGGCGTAATGCCTTTAGGCGGGTACTTTACATTCAGAATGTAATTAGCAAGAATTTCCCGCACTACCTCGTCAATAGCGCCAGATGTGATAAACTGTTCAATCAATTCCGCAATGTATTCTGGAAGATTGTTAACGTTTGTAATCACATCATTTAAGGCAGATGTTACCTTGCATAATACCTCATAGTATGACAGACTATCATCATACACCAAAGGTAAAATTTTGTAGCACCATGCTCTGACAAAATCAACTTTGTTAAAGATTGCCATGTTTAAACCTCCTTACCATAGATTAAAAAATAGTTCTGATAAATCGTCTATAATCATCATGTCAATGTTAAGGAAGGTTTCTCTAAATTCCTTTAACAATGCTGAATAAGACGCGCCGCCATTCTTACCCTTGACATGTTCAATGTAATCGTCAAGACTGTTCAAGTCGCGGTTGTTTGTGTTTGTTACGTCAAGGTTACGTCTGGTATCTGTGGACAGGTCCCCGGTTGTATTACTGGTTGTAGTCCCATGACTTTCATCATTGCCGCTTACTGTGGTTTCCCCTGTCTGGTTGTCAGTATCATTAACCATGCGCGCATTTGTCAGATAAGTGTCATTCTGCACATTCTGTAAACTGCCTTGCGGGGTGTCACTGTATTTATCGTAATGAATCTTGGAAGCCCCAGCAACTTCCTTACTGGTCGAACCTGTGGTATTGTTAATGGTGCTTTCGCTTGTATTATCCTGCGAACTTGTTTCATTAACATTTGTGTCCTCCGTTGTGTTAACGGTTCCGTTCTGCTTTGCTTTTTCCTCCCGCGTCAGTTTGTGGTCACGGGTTAAATCCACATCATAGAAGGGATTAAATTCTAACAACTGACTTTTGTAAAGCTGGTTATAAAACGGCATAATCTCGTTAAGCTTAGTATCTAACTTTAACTTCCATAAACCAACTGTTTCCAAACCGATTTCACGCGTGTAATAGTGTTTGATAATTTTCGTTTCTAAAATGCTTCTGTAGCTTTCATCAAAGATAGGAAAATCAAAGTCAAACACTTTCGGCAACGCGGCGGCAATTACCTGCTTAACACTGGTAAGACCTTCACTGTCACGCAAGCCCGCGGCGGTTTCACAGATAAAACGAACTTCTGTAGTGTATTTACTCATAATCGTTTACCTCCGTTTCTGTGGTTTCTCCGTCTTTTTCATCACGCGTAACTGTTTGCGTTTCCTGTCTGAAATCAACGCTAATGTTAAGACCAAACATTTCATTGATTTTCTTTGCCGCCTGTCTCCTAGCGTTTAAGCGGCAAAATCTTTGTGCTTCTACGCCGCCTAAATTTGTTGTAACCTCGTCACTTACAAGCCGTTCTTTCTTTTCTGTATTACTGTTTTCAATCCCTAAATAGGTTAACGCTTCATTCCATATCTGCCTTTTAAGTATGTTAAGCTTATCTGCCACATATGGCGCGTCAGTTTTAAGAACTTTGATACCGTCCATGTCAAGGTTTTTATCCCCAAAAATAAACGGTTCGTTTCCATCATATTGCATATACAAGTTTTTGATAGTTAACCGTTGGTTTTCTGTTGCGCGAATAATAAGTGGGGTTTTCTGTGCCTTTACATTAACGTCAATCGTTCGTTCAATCTCATACAACCGCCGCGCGTACATTTCAACGTCTAACATACTGTTTGTGTGCGTGTAGTTGTTGAATATGATAACGCTGTTAGTTTCGTCAAGTCTTGCCTGGTAGCCGTTAGTAGCATAAGCTGTACGTTCAATAGGAATCCTATAAACGTCAAGTTGTCCTCCAATCATGCACTGTAAGCAAAGTTCCCCTAAAACCTCGTCACGAAAGAAAACAGCCATGCCATCAGAAAATAGTGTTAGCTCTAGGAATCTTTCATCAACACTTGGGGGGAGGTTTTTCCATTCATACATGTTGATAGCTAATTCTAACAGGCGGTAATAATACTGTAGGTAAGTACGATTGTTTAACAATGCACTTTCCCACTTTGCGCGTTTTGCTTTTCCCATGTTAACCTCCTTCCTATGTTGTGCTAGGGCTGTTATCTAGTGAATAGTCACCAACCTCGTTACCATTTCGCCAGAACGTCACACCGTTATCATAAATACTTCTTAACCTTGCCATATCATCAGCGGGTACACTACCTGTTAAGCTAACGTTAACCGTCTTTACATAGTTCCAATGGGGGCGTATTACCCGGTTCGGCACTTTGACCCTGTGCGTAGCATAGCCGTAAACATTAAAATAATTATCAATGATTTCAGCAAATTCACGTCTGATAAAAGCATAGTAGAATTGAAAACCTTTAATTTCATTAGCCATGTTAATGATAGAACCGCCACCCCCGCGTGCCTGTGGCGGCAATGTGCTTTTATCACCAATCGTTGCTAACATGCTCCCTATCTGCTGTATGCCGCCTAACGTTTGCCCCGCGCCCAATAAACCGCCTGTGGCGTACATGGTAGCGGCTCCAACCGCTGTTTGACCTACTGCGTTAATTGCACCTATGGCAAGCTGGTTTTGATTCTGTGCAACCCATGCCTTAAACGTGTCAACGGTATAGGCGCACTGCGGAAAGTTACCTACTAAAAGCTTTTCATTGTAGTTCTTGTCAACACCTTTGTAGTTAAGCGGAACCAACATACATTCAGGAGTGCAACACATTGCACCGCTAACGTTAAAGTTGCATTTCTCTGTGCTGAAATATTCAAAGGGATAGTTTGCCGCGCCGCCCTCGTTGTTTGTCACATAAAGCATGTTATACGGAAACGTGAAAAGCTTATTGTTTTTAGGCTTGTAACCGTCAATGTCACTAAGATGTTTGTCGCGCTCAATGTCAAAAACTTCTGGTATCTGTTTCTGATAGTCATAACAGAACGCTATAGGCAACATAAAGATAGATACAATACCATCAGATTTATTGTTGGTTGTAGCCTGTTCAATAAATTCAGCCGCGCTCTGCCATGTTGCGAAAACATTGTATTTAAGACCGGAAAATACCCCGCCATAAATACCGCCTTGTGCGTCATCAAAGTTTGTGTCAAAGGTAGCCGCAACCACAATCTGATAAAGCGTGAACAAAGAAGTTAACCCTAAATCCTGATAAACGTAATCGCCCAATTCCAGATTTTCAGGAACGAGGTTGTCGCCGATTTTATCAGATACCGCCATTTCACGTTCCACGAAAGACATATTAACATCATAGTCAAAATGCCACGTTTGCATAACATCAATTTCAAATGTGATTTCAGATGTTTCATTGTTAACATATTCAACGGCGGTAACGAACGCATAGAACCACTTGTTACCAAAAGAGGTATTTTGAAACATGAGATAATTGCAATCATAAAGGTTGTCAGCTTTCTGCGCTATCCTTAACTTCCCATTGTTCACGCGCTGGTAACTTTGATTAGCAAAGACGTATTTTGTTTTCCCGCTGAAATATGAGGTCTGATTTTCAACATACGCAAAGTAAATCGTATTCCGATATGTGTTATCTAACGGAACACTTTTTAACATTCGTATTGTTGTGTTTGGTGCAATATACATATAACCTCCTTAATGTTTCACGTGAAACATCTTAACAATGTTTCACGTGAAACAATTTTACTATGCCTGCGGTACTGTGATAGTAGCAGTTCCCTTTTTGGTAACGTCAAATGTGCTAGTTGCCGTTACTGTCAGGGTTTCGGTAGTTTCACCCGCTCCCACACTTAACAGTCCATTTGCGTCTACGGTACTATTCACGCCGTCAACTGTCCAAACAACGGAAGTCGGCGCAAAGTTGGTGGTTTCAACAACGGCGTTAAGCTGAAGCATGTTACCCTTGTTAACAGTAGCGGTTTCCGGGGAAACGGTTACGCTAGTAACTGTCTGTTCACCCGGAACGAAAACAACTGCGTTCGCAAAGGGAGAAGTTGAAAAGGTTTTCCAAGCATGATACCAATACTGCCAGTATAAGCCCTCACCGTTGTAATCCTCGGTGAACTTATAAAGATTGTCGAAAATCATGAAATAATCGCGGTCAACGATAATAGCGGGAACCGCTGCAAGTGCGGCTTTTTCACCAGGGGTTAAAGGTACATAACCCGCGCCAGGATCATCTGCGAATAATTCATTTAACCTGTTTTCGTCCAGTCTGTCAAACCCATCAATCTGAATCCGGTGGCCCATAAACTCGACCTTATCCATGTTGAACGCCGCCGCCAGCACATTAACGTCCATGATTGCGTCAAAACGTGCAGTCGTGATAATAAACTGGTCGTTCTTTTCAGTGAACGAATATACGCCAGCCGCATTATACGTAGGTGTGTCATACACAAGTTCATTGCTGATAGCCTTAACTTCTGTCACAATGTCACTCGCGTTCTCCTTGCTGATAGCCGGAACGGTATGCCCATACAGTAAACCGTTCAGAATGTTTCTAGCAAGCATATACTTTGTTACCTGAAATTCATCAAGGTTGTGGGCGGTATACATTGCGTCCACAATCTTTGCAATCAGGTCTGTAATACCTTGCCACGATAAGAACGCCTGTCTTAACTGGTCGTTGCTGATAGTAGCCTTGTAAAACTTCTGATAGTTCATGGTATGGAACGCGGAACGTACGTCAGGAATTTCACGTTTCATGAAATTAGTTTCCGCTTTTTCGGGATTGAAAGTGTGCGCTTTCGCAATGTTAACAAACACTTCCTCAACCGTTTCACCGAGTTCCATAAGCCCCTTTTTGAACGGCGCCCAAGGGTTATAGTACATTTTGCTTGTAATGATAACGCGCCCAATACGGTTATACAGAGCCTTTAATAACTCATTCTGTAAGGGCTGGTAATTCATCATGATTCCACCAATCTGCCTAATGCTTTCAGTATTTGCGGCGGCTTTCGGAATCATCTGCTGATAATACGGTGTTGCGTCACTTCTGATAGCGTTAAGGATTTCAACGCTGTTTGCTGTTAATGCTGTCTGTTTCGGTTTAATAGCCACTGTTATCCTCCTTTTCTGTAAACAGTTCCTCGAAAGATTTTTCCTTACTCTCGTCTTTCAAATCTTCCTCGTTATCATCAACCACCTTATTGCGGTCAGTTTCCTTGTCACCGGGCGACTGAAAAAATCTGTCACGATAACGCTTGCGCCAGCTTGCGTCCAGTTCATCATACTTGCTTTTCCAATCATCACCCGTCCGGGTTTCATAATCACCGAACGTATCGTTAATGTCCTCAATGATAGCTAACGCGTCATCACTTGTATCATCACCAAGTCGAGCGCGTATAGCTTCCATGATTTCATCACGTGTCCTTACAGCCATGTTAATTCCTCCTTTAATATTTTTTCAGTGCAAACCAGATAGGCATAGATTTTTTCCAATCCTGCTCGGGGTTAGGGTTAGGCGGTGGAACGGGAATGCCCTCCCACCAATCGAACCAGTATCTAGCATATGTCTGCCTTATAGGCTGGTCGATTTCTGCGGGACGTTCAAAGTTCTTTAAAAAGCAATCGGCAAGGTATTCTGGGGTTTGTTCAGATATGATAAATTCACCCCATGTTTCCGGGTATTGTGTAGTGGGTATCCATTGACCCGTTGGAACGGTTTGTTCTTGTAACCACTTTAACTGTGCGTCACCGTCATCATTATCAAAACCATTTGCTTTCGCCCAGTCAGTAAAGTTAGTTGAGGGTGTCCATTGAACCAAGCCCCACCCTAATTCTTGGTTTGGTGTAAGGTTCTGCCAGATTCCTGGGTTAATGGTACTTTCGACTTGCATATTACCAAGCATACCCGCAACGGCGTTAGAAGTCCAACCATCAGCGGTTAGTTTCCGAAAGATTATCAAGGCATTGTTTTGCATTTCTCCCACGCTTAAATAGCGGTTTCCCTTAATCCATTCCGGGGTAGCACTTGAACTAAAACGCCATATCTCTAACCAATCGCCGGGGGCAGAAGGGTTAGAGTTAATGGAAACTTGATTTTCCAATGGTACTTTACTTGAATGTGCGCCCATGGTATGATTACTGTCAAACGCCATTTCAGTGTGACCCGTTCTTATAAGTATGTCACCGGGTAACCAAGGCTGTGCAGTGGTATGCTTAGTAAAACCTAACAGCTTTAAAGCCGTTGCCATATTGCCTGTGGTAAACGGCCATGTAGACCCGCCATTAGCATTAACCACTTGGAAGTCACCCGCCATTAACGCATACCATATAAATGAACTACAATCATAATATGTAATGCCGTTAACTGTGCGCTGGTTTCTGTAAGCCTGTGAGTAACCCACGTTTGGAGCATTACACGTTCCGATAGCCCAATTATACGCTTTTTGTATATCTGGCATAACGTTAACCTCCGTACTTGTTAAGAATAGGAACAAGGTCATTAACACAAGCCTGCACCTTGTCATAATCGTAACCCGCATTCTTTAATCTCTTTTTTCTTTCCTCACCGTTTCCAAAATGCCCGCCTATTACCAGAATCGCCACACTAACCGTATCTGGTAAGTTGAAAATTGTAACACCCATAACTAGCCCTCCTTTTCCAGCTTTTCGGTCAAGCGCGTTAAAGCAACGGTATTGTTGTTTAAAGCGTCAGACATTTGTTTCATTTCCTCCGCGTGCTTTTCATCACTCTTAACCATACGCCAGAAAAGCGCGCCACAACACACAATAGGAAAACCCAAACTTCCCACAAGCTGAATGATAACGTTAACCGCGTTAGCGTCTGCCATGTTTTGTACCTCCCTTCTTTGCTTTACTATATTATACCACACAAAGGAAAAGAAAGAAATATTTTTACAGAAAATCGAATAAAACGCTTGCATTTTCTCATTACCTGTGGTATACTAAATGTAGGTCAAGGAAGGAGGTTGACCGGGTTAAGGATAACACATAAACATTTGATTAAGAAAAGGAGAAAAGAAAATGGCAAGACCTGATTTTTCAAGAAGTATCATCACGAACACGATTAAGTGTGCAGAAGTAAAAGTTGTTGCTGGTAAGCTGGAAACGGTTGAGTTAGACTCGGTTGTTAAGGTGGGAACCGCAAAGCTGGATATGGATAAGGCAACCAAGGCAGCAAAGGCCGCTTACAAGAAAGTTGGAACGCTGGTTGTTCTGGGAGTAGAAGTTAAGGAAGAGGTTCGCGGCATGGATTTTGAAACGTTCTTAAAGTACAGTGTTCCGGTTGAAAGACCCGCCAGCCAGCAGAAAAAGAGCAAATAAGATTAAACTTGCTGTCCTATCGGCATGACGGGGAGAAAGAGAGAATAAGACATGAAAAAGAATAACGACTTTACCCCGGTTCAGGAGAACAACACCCCATTCACCAATGAGAACTACAACGGTAATGAAAGCACCGCCCTTGCCCCTGTGGTTATGGACGATAACAATCATTTCATTGCCGACCTTACCGGCCGTCAGACCACATTCTGTTCACTGGTTGCAAATACCCCTGCTGAAAAGGCTATGATGTTTAAAGCCATGAACAACCCGGAAAAGCGCGTGGGTGACTGTATCAACATGACTATCAATGCAAAAGACCTTTTCTGTGAGGTTGTTAATTGTGTCAATCAACAGACAGGTGAGGTTCAGGTTTGCCCGCGTATCGTAATTATTGATGATAAGGGTGTTGGTTATCAGGCAGTTTCACTTGGTGTGTACAGTGCCATCAAGAAAATCATTCAGGTTTTCGGCGCGCCGTCATGGGATACCCCGTTGCCACTGGTAGTAAAACAGATTACCAAGGGTGACAGAAAACTTTTGACATTTGACGTTGATTTCAAATAATGTTTCACGTGAAACATAGAAGGGAGATAGGCGGCGGGTAATACCGCCGCCATATTTACATTATGACAATGACCCGTAACGGTATTGTTTACAATCTTTATGAAAGCCCTTATCTGATAGGGTTGAACGGTATCACGTTCTATTTTTCCAGCAAGAACCACCTTGAAAAGTTCACCGAAAAAATGACAGAGAATAGGGAACTTATTTCCTATTCGTTATCTAAGCGGTTCGGTATAACCATTAGTGTTAACATGATAGCGGATATAACACTGTATGCAAAGATTGAAACGCGCGGTTTCTTGATTGAGCATAAAGGAGATTACTACACATGCAAAAAAGATATAATATTAAATGGCGCGATACCGATGAAAAAGCGCTAGCTAAGGCAGTTAGGAAATTCAATGCTAAACGCACACGTTTATTAAAACAAGTTCCTGAACTAGAGGAATTTTTGCCCACTAAACTTTCAACAAAAGAGTTAAAGAAAACAATCAAAACAAGGCGCGATTTTAACAATGAGATTAACAGCATTGAACGCTTCATGAAAAAGGGTGCTGAAAAGCCGATTGTTACCAAAGAGGGTGTAAAAACAACGGATTATGAGAAACGGGAAATAGGTATTAAGGTTCGCGCCATCAATGCCCGCCGCGCCGCTGAACGAAAGAAAGCTAATGTTAGCACCGAAAAGGGAACCATGGGAACGATACGAGCAAACAACCTTCTGCCTAAACAGGTTAATCTTGATAAGATTAAGAAATCAGATTGGAGGAAATTTGTTGAAAGCGTAGAAAAGCAAGCGCGTGATAGTTACTCTGCTGATAAGTATGAACGTTACAAGGAAAACTTTATTAAGGGGCTTGAAAACGCGTTCGGTGAGAAGGGCAAAGCATTGCAAGCATTAGCGCAACAAATTGACCCGGAAACATTAACACAAATGTATTATGATGACCCTATTTTACAAATTGATTTCATCTATGACCCTATTGAAATGCAAACTAAAATTGACGCAATGACCGAGCATTTAGAAATGTATTTAGATAACAGGGAAATAGATTAAATTTGTTAAGGGGGGTTCGTCATGTCGTTGTTTACAACGGATTTTGAAACGACTACCGACCCCGCCGACTGCCGCGTGTGGGCATACGGTATTTGTGAGATAGGAAAGCCAGAGAATTTCACCTATGGTAATGATATACATGGTTTCATGGAATGGGCTAAAAGTCAAGGCAGTGTAACCGCGTATTTTCACAACCTGAAATTTGATGGAGAATTTATTTTATGTTGGCTATTTGAAAATGGATTTAGACACGTTAGTGACAGACGCGACCTAGACGCGAACACTTTTACAACGCTTATCAGCGATAAAGGTCAATTCTATTCCATGGAAATCTGTTTTAAACGTGAGGGAAAGAAAAAGGAATGTTTAACAATCTATGACAGTTTAAAGATATTGCCGTTCTCTGTGGAGGCGGTTGCTAAAGGATTTAACCTTCCTATTAGCAAGCTGGAAATAGATTATAATGAGACAAGAGAAAAAGGACACATATTAACTAAGCAAGAGGTTGACTATTTACGGAATGACGTTGAAATAATGGCAAGAGCCTTGCACGTTCTGTTTGAACAAGGCTTAACCAAAATGACGCAAGGCAGTAACGCGTTGTATGACTACAAAAATATAGTAGGGAAAAAGAACTTTAACAAATGGTTTCCAATCCCAGAATATGACTATGACGTTAGACAATCATACAAAGGGGGATTTACTTACCTTAACCCTAAGTTCAAAGAACTTGACGTAGAGGAGGGTATAGTATTAGACGTTAACAGTCTTTACCCCTCTGTCATGTATTACAACCCTCTGCCTTATGGAGAAGGTATTTACTTTAAAGGTAAGTACAAGACAGATAAGATTTATAATCTTTATGTGCAGATGTTAACTTGTCAATTTGAATTGAAAGAAGGTTACATACCAACAATACAGCTTAAAAATAACCTATCTTTTATACCCACTCAATACCTAGAATCAAGTGACGGTGAGGACGTTACATTATGCTTAACAAGCGTTGACCTTGAATTGTTCTTAGAACACTACAACGTCTATAACATAACTTATCACAGTGGTTGGAAATTTAAAAGCACAGTTGGATTGTTCAAAGATTACATTGACAAGTGGAACGCTGTTAAAATGGAAAGTACATTAAACGGTAACAAAGCTATGCGGACGCTAGCAAAGCTAATGCTTAACGCGTTATATGGAAAGTTCGCATTGAATCCTAATGTACAGAGTAAAATTCCATGGTATGATAATGGCATTATAAAGTACAAACTGGGTGAAAAAGAAACTCGTGACCCTATTTACATTCCAGTAGGAACTTTCATTACAGCATGGGCGCGCTACAAAACTATCAGTTCCGCACAGAAAGTCTATGACAGATTTATTTATGCAGATACAGACAGCTTACATTTAGTAGGCACTGAAATTCCTGATATGCTGGAAATTGACCCGGTTAAGCTGGGAGCATGGAAACATGAAAGCACATTTGCACGCGCTAGATTTTTGAGACAGAAAAGTTACATAGAAGAAATTGACGGCGTGTTAAATATCACTTGCGCGGGTATGCCTGAACGCTGTTATCAGTATGTCACATGGGATAACTTCCATAGTGGTATGAGTTATGCGGGTAAGTTAGGAATGACACACGTTAACGGAGGGATAGTTTTGAAAGATATCCCATTTTCAATAAAAACAGCTTGACATTGATAATAATATATGATATCGTAATGGCATAAGGTTAGTTATTGTAGTTTTAACGGAAGTGCCAGACGCTATGGGGTGAAATCCACTGGTTACTTTAATAGGGGTTGCGCCTACGTTATGACGGTAACTAACCTTTTTTAAATGGAGGTAATATGAAATACGGCGGTAAATATTGGAATATTAAACAGTACCTTCCTTATCAACGTTGCTTTAATCTAATTAACAGTGAACGTTCGATAGGTAAGACTTACACAACACAAGGGTTCTTTCTTGAACGTGCTATACAGAAGGATGAAGAATTTGTTTACATAGTCAGGACACAAGACGAACGAAATGACGGGATTTTTGAAAAGGCATTTCAGAAGGTAGTAGAAAAGGAATTTCCTGATTATGAATTTAAGTTCACTAAGAATGAATGTTTTCTTGTTATTGAGGACGAGGATCATGATGTTACCTATGACAAGTCATTGGGCTATTGCATTGCGTTAAGTGAAGCAACTAAAAAGAAAAAAATTAACTATCCTAATGTTAAATGGTTGATGTTTGATGAATATATCGTTGACGAAAAAGAAAAGAGTGCGTATGTTAACGGTTGGAATGAGCCAGACTTGTTATTAAAGATTTATCACACGATTGATAGGGAACGTGACTTTGTTGTGTGTTTCTTGTTGGCTAACAACATTACGTTTTATAATCCTTATCATATGCACCCAGCGTTTAATATCCCTCATGTTGAAAAGGATAAGTTATGGAAAAATGAAAATGTATTGTTTCACTGGGTGAGTGCGTCTTTACAATTAAAGCAAGAAAAAGCTAAATGCAAGTTTTTGCGAATGATTGAAAAAACGGAATATGGTATGTACGCGTCTGCGGGTGAGTATGTTAATGATAATAATAATTTCATCATGGAAAGAACGCCAGGCGCAAGATACATTTTTACTATCGAATATGGCGGCGAAAGATACGGCGTTTATCAAGACAGCAAAGTTGGACTTGCGTTTGTGGATAGTAAGGTTGACCCTACGTGTAGGTTGGTTTATGCGTTAACTGTGGGAGACCACAACGAAAACACTTTGTTGACTAGGAACCGGAACAACAATTTGTTGATGTGGTTGGGTACGAACTTTAAGCGGGGTAACGTAAGGTTTACAAGTATGCCTGTTAAGGTTAGAGCAGAAGAAGCGATTAAATTGATTCTTTAAGGAGGTGTTAGACATGATGGTTGAATATGATGGAGGTTATGTTTACGCTGAACGCATGACGGAAAAGTTAAGACATAATCGGAATTGCATTTACGTTGATAGTGTTGACGGAATTGACTTGTATGTATGCGGTGAAAAGTTTTATTACGAGTATGAAAATGAATAGGAGGAATGAGCATGGAATATGATGTTTATGCTGAAATTGTTAAGAATGAAATTGCAAAGTACGTTAATGTTAATATAGAGCAGAGTGATAAATTTACTTTAATCTTGCACTTTTATCATGTGTATAAAGATGTAAGAATTAACTTAATACCTTATTATAGGTCAGGTTTATACCCTATCAATGCCGCTAAGATTATCGCAGATAAGGCAGTTAATATTATAGTT